AACGGTATTTTGTTTTATGAATGGTTAGAGTCGAATCCAGGAATCATTTGGCGTTTCCAGAAGACGAACAATGAAACTTGGGGTCGTGGGCCAGTGATGGAAGCTTTGCCTTCCATCATTAGCTTGAATGAAATTGCTCGAATCGAATTAGCATCTGCTAACTTAAATACATTTAGACCTTACATGGGATTTAGTGATGCTGTCTTTAATCCTCACACATTTAGATTGGAACCCTTTACTATTATTCCTATTGCCCCTATTGGGACAGGCGGACAGGTTCCTTTAATCCCGTTACCAGATAGCACAAGTCCAGGGATCATGCAGTTCTCGATTGCTGATTTGCGCTTGCAGATTAAAGCATTACTCTTTGCTGAACAGCCACAAGATGCACCAGGCATTCAGCCACAAACCGCTTATGAATTATCATTGAAGCAAACTAACTTAGCTCAAAAGATCGGCCCATTATTCTCACGATTACAACAAGAATTTCTGTGGCCTGTCATCAAACGCTTCATGCACATCTTGCACACGATGGGCAAACTACCTAAGCCAAAGATCGGTAAGCTGCCTATTATCTTCAAATACAAATCACCATTAGCATTGGTAGCAGGACAACAAGAAGTAAGTAAGTTTATTCAATACGTACAAACAATGCAGGGAATCATGGGCCCTGATGCAGCTCAGATTTATATTAATCCTAAGACTACACCTTACATGTTAGCTGATTCATTACAGATTGATGCACGATACTTAAATGATCCTGATGCTGTTGCTGAAGTGATGCAGAGCATTCAGAACCAACACAACCAAGCAATCATGTCAGGACAAGAAAACCCAGAACAACCACAGACTTCTCCACTAGAACAAGTATAGGAATCGTGAATGGAATTAAAAGACAATCCGCTTTTGAAGCAAGAAGATTATTTGTCCGGATATCGTGATAGTATCGAAAACCTAAAGAACAAACCTGAGTTAGTCCAATTCGATAAATTCTGTTATGAACTTTTTCACATGAATGAAATGGGCAAGAAGTTCATGGAAATTGTGACTGAACGATATTTGATATCCAGTATGATTAATCGTGAAGCCAGTAATTATCAACTCATGGTTATTTGGGCGGATGGGTTTAAAGATGCTTTTAGAATGATTAAGCAAAACATTATGTCTCATGAACAAAGAATAAAAGCAGGCCAAAATAATGACAATAGAAGATAAAGCACTGGAAGTAACGATCCCCAGTTATTACATTGATGACAACATACCAGGTGTGGGTGATAGACCTGTATGGTTAAGTGATAAATTTAAAAGTGTCGCTGATCTTGCAAAAAGTTATCATGAACTTGAGAAGAAAGTAGGAACTGCTCCCGATGAATATGATATCTCCAATTCTAAGTTTATTGACCCAAATTACGCTCCTATTCAAGAAATGTTGGCATTGGCTAAAGAAAAGAGGGTTTCAAAAGAAGTCATAGACAAGATGGTCGATTCCATTGACAAGTATATGGATGAGTTCTCCATCGACTACGAAGAAGAAGCCAAGAAGTTAGGCGACAATGCGAAAGAGAGATTAACAACATTAGACAATTGGGCTAAAGCAAATCTAACTAACAAAGCATATGAAGCATTAACAAGTAATTTAAAAAGTGCCGATGCGATTAAAGCATTAGAAGAATTAAGGGGAAAAATGATGAGTAGTGTACCGCATGTTCCACCAGGCAATGAATCAGCTGCGACGACCGTTCCTTCATTATCTGATTTACAAAGTGAACTATCAAACAACTTAGCAAAATATAAAGCTGATCCAAATTATAGAAAAGATCTAACAGGAAGATTGGAGTTAGCTTCTAAAAATTCAGGCATTGTTGACAAATCTGGTTATTAATCTGCTATAATTATTCCAGTTCTCTTGTATCGTGACTGACGCAAGAGATTGGACAACTTAACACTTAGACCTGGAAAACAGACAATCTAAGCCGTGCTAAGCCCTAAATTTATTTAGTCAAACTTTGATTAATTTATTAGGAGCATAAGCATGTCGGCGTCCTTAACAGCGGTACAACAGATAGAATTTGATGCGCTTGTAAAAGCAGAATATCAATCCCTTGGTTTCTTATTACGTGACACCGTGCGTGTACGTAGAGATGTTATCGGTGCAACCGTATCATTTCGTAAAGTAAACCAGATCCAAGCAGTTCCAACAGGTTACTTACAAACAGTAGTGATTCAAGATCCTAACTACTCTCAAACCCAAGCTATTTTACAGAAGTATACAGCTCCAACAGCTGTAGATACCGTTCAAGAATTAACAGTGAACTTTGATGCCAAGATGGAAAATGCGATGCTTGTTGCAAACGCATTAGGCCGTCGCTCAGACCAAATCATCATTGATTCGTTAGAAGTAAGTCCTGGCGATATCATTCCAGCTGGCGGTACAAACATGACTTACCTCAAATATACTGAAATCATTAAGTTCTTTGACAACAATGCTGTTCCATTGCCAGAACGATTTGTCGCAATGTCGGCCAGTAACTTCCAAAGCTTGTTACAAGCTGACCAATTCGTTTCAACCTTCTATACTCAAAACAGAGTATTAGATAAAGGTTTTGTCAGAGAATACTTAGGTATTAACTTAATCATTATTCCTGAAATGGTGGAAGGTGGATTGCCCTTAGATGGTGCTAATATCAGAAAAACATTTGCTTGGCACAAGCAATCAACTGGTATGGGTATTGGTCATGATTTCAGAACTGAAATTAACTATTTACCAAGAGAAACTTCATGGTTAGTAAATGGTATTTTCTCAGCTGGTGCTGTCACGATTGATAACAAAGGTATTTTAGAAATTGATTGTGATGAAACGGTATAACATTATTAACGAATTTATGGAGTCAATACTATGGCTTTTACATTAGCGAATTGGACTTGCGTATCCGCCTCACTCTCGCAAGGTCAGTTAAGTGTTATACCTTTTGGCGAACTAACACCAACTTTGATTAATGCTCCTAACCTTTTTACTTACAACAGCCCAAACGATACCGTTGCTTCCATTGGTGGCGCAGATTATTTTTTGCCGATTTGGTTCAACTTAAAAGTTAACGATATCATTCTTGGTGGTGGTACAGATGCTAGTTTTGCTCTAGTTGTTACTGCTGTTTCTGAGACAAGTGTAACGACAGGCAGCATGGGTTTAACCACTGGTGTTGTCGGTACAACAGACATTCTTAACAACGCGGTTACTTATGCGAAAATGCAACAAGCTGCTGCTAGCAGGTTACTTGGTAATCCAACGGGTGCGCCAGCTAACGTTTCAGAAATTTCACTTGGCAGCGGTTTATCTTTCTCAGGTACCGCTCTTAATGTGGCTAGCACTAGTTTACAGTATGCAAGTGTTGCTATTTCTTCTGCTGAGTTTCTTGGGATGTTTGCCGCCCCTAAACTATTAGTCGCTGCTCCTGGCGCCAATAATTTAATCGTAGTAGATCAAATGGTATTAGGACTGACATTTAACTCAGTCGCTTATGCTGCTGGTGGTATCGTAGCTGCTCAATATGACTTGACCGCAAACGGTCTAGGCGTATTAGCATCAAGTGGTGAAGCTGCTGCTGATTTCTATGCTGCTGCAAGCTCTTCGTTTAGATCGAATGGTGATACCTCTGTTGCTCCGTTCCTGACGTCGGTCAACAAGGGTCTCTACCTCTCCAACAAAACTGCTGCATTCACGCTGGGTAACTCAGCATTGAAAGCGCATGTTTGGTATCGTATCGTTAGCGTAGTTTAGTCTAAATGGTCGAGCGGTGTAGAAATGCACCGCTTTGGTCATAGGAGTATTTGATTTGGCATATACCAAGACATCAATCATAAACCTCGCAGTGATGCTTTTGGGCCACAAGCCAATTCAGACACTTGATAACCCAGATGATCTTGTGATCGCGGCCGAACAGTCATTCGATATTCTTCTTCCTTCAGTATTAGCAACAGGCAATTGGCGTTTCGCTATTACGATTAAACAATTAAGTTTATCGGTAGAAATTCCACCTGTGAACTCAGGTTGGCAAAATATCTATTTGTTACCGTCAGGTTATTTAAAGAATATTCGTATCATTCCTAACAATTACGTATATGAGATTTATTCTGGAAGTGAGATATGGTGTAACTGGGGAACGCTATCGCCCGTATTTATGGAACATGCTTTCTTACCATTAGTGAGTGAATTACCAGCCGTGTTCGTGAACTATTTCGTTTATGAAGTAGCTGCATTCTTAGCGTTATCAAGCGCTCAGAAACCAGAATACTTCTCTGCATTAGAAGCTAAACGAGTACAACAGTTAGCAATCGCAGCTGCCACTGATGCAGCTAATAGGCCGCAATTCGTTCAGATTGATATTCCTGTGCTTAATAATCGTTATATAACTGGTATAATTGGGCCACAGATCGGATAACATATGGTGAACGCTAGATGGCATATCAATTATGGGCACAAGATAAATTCTCGAAAGGGGAATTAAGTCCTTACATATACGCACGTTGTGCAGTCGAGCAATATTATCAAGGTTTAAAACAAGCTAAAAACGTCTTAACATATCCTTCTGGTGCAGCGGGTAAAAGATTCGGTACTCTCTATCAAGCGACACTTTCAGGCATCACGGCATTTGATCAAATATTCTTTCAAACATTTCAATATTTAGATGAGTGCATTTACCAGTTAGTCTTCTCACCATTGAACATAGCTATCTATCTTGAAGGGATGCTACAAGCAAACGTGGTTACACCGTTTGATGCTCATGCGACGTATAACCTAAA